CCACTTGGCCACTTCCCAGTGTGAGTTGCCCAGCAAAGTCTCCCCGCCACTGAACACTAGCATTTGTAAATTACTCAGGTCAAGCTGTTCCAGTGCAGCAATCACAGTGCTGTGATGCTGGCCAACAGAGATTGGCGCTGTCCACTCGTTGTGTTGTTTGAGATGCTTTTGCCAAAAGGTACTAGAATGTGTTCCACAGGTTCTGCATGCAATATTGCAACTGATATCAAACATGAGATCAATGCGTGTGGGTCCTGAAAGATTGTTGTTGCTGCCACTGAGTCCTGCGTTCATACCTGTGCGAAAGCTTGGCAACCCAATTGACTCTACTGATTGGCAGTTTTCGCAGCCGGGTGCCCAACGATTTTGATCGTTTAGTTTTCTCAAAGGAATGAACCTGGGATCCTTCCAAAAATCAGTATTGGGATCTATGTCAAATCTACCTGGGCGCAAACAACAATGTTGGGCAGTGGCTTCACCGCCTTTGAAGTTTAGTTCAAGTCCGCCGTGTATTAGAGAGCAATACAGGTCGCTGTTCATGATGACTTGATTTTGCCCAGTAGCTGTTTGAGTTTGGTACTTTGAACATCTGCTGTGACTTTGCCAGTATCATCTGAGTAACGCCCTTTGGTACTAGCTGCCGGTTCCCAAGGTGCAGTGGCATTGCCATCAGCTTCTGCTGCCTTGACTTGGCTCTTGGCCTTGATTGAATCCATGACACTAGCCGACGGGCCGCCACGATACGAGTCAGGATTATCGCCGCCTTCATCAGTGATACGCATGGTTTCGATGTTGTATTCTAGATCAATCTTTTGCCCCACGCCTGTACTACTACGCGACTTCATACACTGAATTTGATACTTGCCACGCTCTTTCATAGCCCGACTTGTAAAAATACCAAACACGTTGTCTGCTGTGTTGATCTTGCTGATACCACCCGAAATGTGCGAGTGATCAAATTCAATTTCTTCCACAGCTGATCGGTTCAACTGACTAGCTGTTACCATTAGTATACCCAGCTCCTTGGCCAAGTTGCGCAGTTCCTCACTCACATATTTGTCTTTCACAAACAAGTCATTGGGGCTGACTTTTGCACTCACGGGCATCAACAAATCCAAGTAGTCAATCATGATAAAGTCCACACGGTGTCCTGTCTTGATCTGATATTCTTTCAAGAATGCACGAATGTCATTGATGTTGCTTTGTGCTGGCAGTGCCTTGACCTGATAGCTACCGGCCTTTTTGCCCACCATCTTGATTTTTAGTGCTGCTGTACCTTTGTCTTTGCGAATGTCCTTGGTGCTCATGTCTGTAAGCATGGCTGCTGTTCTCAAACCTGTAAGTTCTTCTGAGAGTTCCAGTGTTATATAAACACCATGCAGACCCAGTTGTACCCAGTTCAAGGCAATGTTCATCATGACCAAGCTTTTACCTGATCCTGATCCACCTGCAAAGATGTTTAATTCACCACGACTGAATCCGCCATACAACAGTCTATCCAGTTGTGGCCAACCTGTGCTAACTTGTCCACCAGAATCAAAATATCTTGTGAACATGCCTTCAGGGTCCTGCCAAAAATCCATGCCTAGATCTTTGGTTAACGAAATTTGCACAGCGTCTTTGATTAATTTTTCAACAGGATCGTATTCGCCCTTTTCCAACAAGTCTGCTGCTTTTAAAATTGCACGTTCAAGTTCTTGGCGCTTGGTAAAGCTTTCAAACTCGGCCATGAACCAATCAAAGTGTCCTTCGTTTAGTTCAGGCACAGGACTAAGTTTAACTCCAGTAGCCGCAGAAATCTGTGTACGATCTGGCAGTGTCTTGTACTTGTCTGAATGTTCCTTGACGAATTCAGCCGCGGCTCTTAGACTTCGGTCAAAGTTCTGTGGGTTGTAGATGTTTTGGACTCGTACATAAGAACTTGCATCCTCCAGCATCATTTCCAAAAACAGTCGTTGTACATCAACTGAGTAATCTTTTAACAAGTTGTCTCTTTCTTAATTCTATTTTGATACGGCTGGTTTCTCGAGCCTGCATAATAGTTAGCAGTGCGCCCAATTTACCATATTTCTTTACAGCGTCGTTGACATCTTTGCAGCCTTCCCAGTTGGGTATGCTTACTGCCCATCCTAGTTCAACAGCACGATCAACAAGTTCTAGTCCAGCTTGATCTTGATCTGGTACCACAGTGATCTCTCGACCAAGATTGCGAATCAATCTTGCTTGACTATCACTTATGGTATTGTGCATCACCGCCAGGCCACCAATACTCAGTGCATCAAACAAACCTTCCATTACCAACACATGCTGCCAACCAGGTTGCTGTAGATCTGTTCCAAACACATAACCGGGCTGTGAGTGATTGATGTACTTGGGGAGTTTGTTGTCTAAAAACCTAGCACTCCAACCTACTACTTTGTTTTCGTATGTGAACGGTACCAGCACAAATGGTCTTACCCAATGTATGCCATCAGTCTTGATGGCTGTCATCAGTGGGTAATCTTTTGGTACGCATCGACTTTGAATGTAATCCCAATACAACGGAAACTCAGGAGTAATCACTTCTGAGAACGGTGGGAAATCGTCGCGTTCTTCAAAGTCAATGCCTTGTAGTATGTTGGCCACACGCTGACGATCTTGAATAATTCCGTGTATGCTGCGATGACGCAGGCTTTCAAGATTCAAGTGTTCAATTTCATTTTCAGAAACACCCAACCAAGTCAGTAATCTACGTGCTTTGAAACTTACAGTGCGTCCCAGTACAAAACTAGCAGTGTATGAACAATTGAAACAGTGATAGCTCCAGCCTTGTTCAGTTATTTTGATTCCGCCACGCTGGCGCTTGTCTGCACTGTTGCCATTATGAGTACAGCATACCGCATTGAAGCTGACCCAACCACTGGGACTTTGCTTGCGTTTTGCGGGCAAGTAAATCGTAATATCAATCATCTGTTTAGTTTAACAGATTTTTTGGTATCAAGCAATGCTTATCGGTACTGTAGATTTTCAACTTTGCCGTTAGTGAGCAGCACTGTGGCAAAAACAGTGTTGTTGAATTGCAACGGCAGATAACCTGATCCACCATTTGTGACCACAATTGCAGCAACTTGGTTGTTGTCACCAATGGTACAATAGGCTTCGGCGCCTGCACCGTTGCCTAGTATTTGCACATAAGGAGGGGCTACGTATCCAATTCCTGAATTGGTAATGCTGATTCCAGTGACTACTCCATTGCTGACTGTTGCATTGGCAGTGGCGCCATAACCAATTGAGTTGTTCAGTGCCACCCTCAACAAGGGATGGAATCCCACTGCATTGAAATACACAGTTTCTGTGGCGTCATAATAGCTACGACTTTCAGTTACATTGTACCAAACAGATTCGTAGTTTTCAGCGCCTTGAATTTTGACTGTGCCAGTGTAATGCACCAAGTCCATCTTGATGGTAGTCAAGCTCTGCCCGTTTGTGGGAATGTAGCTTGAATAGAATTCAGTTGATTGAATACCGTTAAGAGGTTGTGGAGTAAGTGCCCAGTCTGGCCAGTTGGTAGGTGCAGCACTGACCAATTGATTCTTGCCGTACATGTCGGGAACTGTGAGCACCGGGCTAGGCAAAAATTCTGGGAACACACTATTTACAATGTCACAGTTGGCTCGGGCCTGACTGTTGGCGTTTACATACACTGCTTGGTGGTAATTGCCCGACACACGTTCAATACTGTAGCTGCCAGGTTGGGCCACAATATCATTGGTATCTTCAGGTGATAGAACTACCTTTACGCGACCCAGTGCAGAACTAAGGACTTCGCACTGTTTCTGAACAAACAGCTCATCGCCAGTTTGATTAAGTAAACGAAACAAGAAGGTAGAGCCTGCAATGTTTACAGGCTTCTGATCTTGATTGATAAATTCAAATAGGAGTACGTTGTCGACCCCTTTGTTAATGGTTAAAGTTTTTGCGTACACAGGGTCATACCTCATTGTGAAATAGCCGCCGCTGGTGTCAACTAACAATACTTTGGTAATTTGTTGGTATAGATATGCGGTAGTGGAATACATGTTATATTTAGTTTATCCAAAATTTGCCGTCCATAAATAACCGCAATGGGAAACAACATCTTTGATAAATTGACAGAAAAATATCCTTTCATAACATTGTGCATGTATGCCAATGCAGAGTATATAGGCGTAGTACAGAACAGAGACGACATTGTCACAACCATCTACGACTTTGGAGCAGTGAAACATCAAGAAGATAAGATTCTATTCCTAGAACTAGCATCAACTTGGTGGTGGGAAAGCAATCGCAGTATTCCCATCAACATATTCTTGCGCAGAGACTGGGATCCTTTCCGTGGCACACTGCGCACTTTTAGCAACAAGGACTTGGAAATCCTACACGGTCCAACTTGTAGCCTATTAGATATAGCTCGCAAAAAGTCAAAACGCAAGAGTATTACACTGGTTCGACGGCTTGACTGATCAGATTCAT